TGCCTCGTAATTATCAAGTTTTGTTTCAATGCGCACTAAGCGCTCAATAACATCTTGTGCAGTATCATCTTTCAAAACTCCCCCGCCTTCCAACTAAATAATTAGCCCCGTTAAAAACGAGGCTAAATTGTTACTCTGCCAATTCTGGCAAATCCATATCTACTAGAATCTCTTTCACTTGCTCGCGAATTAGACCTGGTACTTGTTCAATCGTCTTCTTGCCTTTAATAATTAAAGTCGCATATACTACGGCCATTTCTTCCACCTCCCTTCTGAGTAAATAAAAAGCAATCCTAATCCGCAGTTTCTGCATCAAGGATTGCTTGTACTTCATTTCTGATTGTTCTAGGAACTTCTTCAATAGTCTTCAGGCCTTTCTGGATTAAATTCACGTAAATATTTGCCATCTATACTACCTCCTTTGCTGCATCGGCTGGTACCAGCATTTCGTATACTTCGGCTAAAGCTAATTGAGTATCTGTTAGTTGGTCGTTAAGAACCTCATTTTGCTTTGTTAAGGTTTTAACATCAGCTGTAGCTTTCGTGTAAAAGTTCTCTAACAGACTAATCTTCTCAGTGCTTGCCATGTATTCTACTGGACGCCATACGTTCAATTTCACATCGAAGAACTGTAGCATTAGATCTCGATTGGCATCAGGTTCTACTTCCGTGTATGGAAACTTTGTTTCAAAATCCTCTGCCACTTCTGTTGTTTTGCACCCGAACGGATACAAAATTTCATAAATTGTTTTCATTTTTTTCCTCCTATTCTTTCCCTGCCCAATAAACGCCGTTGCAGGTGAACCATTCGCCGGCTACGAAGACACTGTTCGCTTTTATATTTTTAGTCCCCTTTTCCACAAAAATTCCTTTGGCGCTATTATTTCCAATGTGACCAACAAGTGTAGCATTGTTGATAGTTGCAATCATTGAATCTGGTAATGACGAACTAATCATCGCGACATACGCAACATCCGTTTTAAACTTAATCGACCCTTCAACTACGACTAATGAGCCATGCAAAATAAAACATAATTTACCTTCGGCAATCACACTCGACGTTGTTGAGTCAAGAATAAACACACTGTGATCATTCTTGCTCACAACCAAATCATCATTAATCATCAATCCATCTTTAAAGTTCTTGATTCCACCAATCGTCTGATTTCCAGCAATCGTAACAGCTTTTTTATTAATCTGTTGTGCAGTTCTGAGCGGTGTCATCGTTTTGGCGTTATCCGTTCCTGATTCAGCCTCTTCTTGAGTCGCTAAGTTTTCTACGTGATTGTTCGCTATCATTAACTTAATTAATAGATTTGCAGAAACTTTAATTTTAAATTCGAGCTTGGTGTAATCTAGAGAAGCTTGCGAAACTGCTACTCCGTCTGATGCTTCTGTAAAAAGAAGTGCACTTAAAAAACCACGATCACTTATCATGTTTTTGATCGTCGCTCTATCAGCATATTCTCTTACTAACTCCTGAATTTTCGCAGTGTCATTAACCGACTCCTCGGTTTCTAAAACACCAGCTGAATCATACGTTTTGAAAGTTAATCTATTTCTGCGGAGTCCTGTTCCTACACCATCCACTGTATTTTTAATATAACTAACATTTTTTTTTATAAATTCTATTTTCTCACTATCATCAGTTAATCCAACTGTTTCAAATAATTCTGGAATAGTTCTATCGACTATTTCAACCAGATTCCAGTTTAGTTGAATTTGTGACATATAGTCTGAGTTTGTGTTCCCAACATTTAGCGTTACACCATCCTTTGTCATTGCTCCATCATAGTAAACTTGACCTGGTTCGCTACCTGTTAACGGAGCCATAAATGTTGAATTTGTCAAAAAGCGAATAATATTAGGATTTTCAACGACTGATCCTGTAATCTTTTCTTTGAAATCAGCAGTAATTAAAATCTCAGCTTCTTCTTTCCCAATTAACTGATAGATCACGTTTGCGGAGCTTTCTTGCTTTGCATTTTCTAGCTCTGTTTTCGTAGCGAGTTTGTTGTCTTTGATTGACTGCAAAATATCAGATTGAGTCTTTTTAATCCCCGTTGACTCAATTTGAATAGAGGTTAGCTCTGAGCCAAGTTCATTGCATTTTTGATCGAGTTTCCCGTAGTCAATTTCTTTCTCATCCATGAATGATTCAAACTCTTGATCCATGTTTTCTAAAAGATCATCCAGTTTTGATACATATGTCGTTGCTTGACTTTGAGAAATATCAGCGTCTTTAAGAACTTCGATATGAACTTCCTCTGAAGATATACGATTATCATTTTCATCATAAACTCGAAGAAATGCTCTCTGATATTTTCCAATAATTGATACATCTTTGCTCTGAAATTGGAAAACATATTTCCCTTTTTCAGAATTGTATGGATTTGCTTCGCCCTCTACATAATCACTATTTCTTAGATTCCCTTCTAACTTTACTTTGTGTTGCTCAGTTAAATCGACGGGCTTCTTATTGTCATAAATACTTATTAATACTTTTTCACCTATATCACCTTGTCGAAGAGTAATTCGATTTTGAAATGATTTAATACTCTTATTCAGATCAAGACTTAGTTCAATCAAAACATATCACCTCCCCTTATTTAAACTTCATGCCACCGACCCCGTAGAACAACAATTTTTCTTATTCTAAGCTTTTTGGAAAATTGGTTAGTTGAGTTAAAGTTATCGCCTTTTAAGAGTAACTTTCCGCCTTCCGTTCGCCAGTGTAGAATTTTTGAAGCCATTTCTGGCACACCAGAATTGTATCCGGATATCAAAGGAATATGTTGAGCCGCTTTGTCCATGAATTGTTTTTTGTGAAATTGAGTAAACTGCGAAGTATACCACTCACTTGCCCCATCCCTTGTAGGCGATCCCCAGCTCAATAAAACCCACTCAATTGAATCAAAAGTTCCCAAATTAAATTCGTCAGCAGCTGTCCAATATCCTCCACTGCCTATACCAGCATCCAAATGAACAATAGTTCGATGAGGATCACTATTAAATGATTCCTCGAATTTAGTAAGATTAACGGTTGTGTCATTGGCTACATACGAGTATAACGGGAATGTAAATTGCTGATCGTCATTTGAAGGGTTACTCCAAATCAAATCTTGTCGAACCTCAAGTTTGACTTGATTTTGCTCAACAGTATAGTCATTATCCCACCAATTTCCATGCGGGATATTTTCTTTAGTCATATCTAAACTTACTGTGACATAACCTGTGGTGTTTGCTGGGACAATTAGTTCTTCAATCGAATCATTTTGAATATTTCTACCAAAACAAATGAGCCAACCGGTATCTATCAATATTTTTAGACCTTGAGAAGTCGCTGCAAATTCATTACCATAGCCTGGAATGACATAGCTATTTTTACCGGCTAAAGCATGATAGATTTTCGCATCCGATCCAGCTGTATTTAACATATGTTCAAATGTAAATGGTTTAATTGCCATTCTATTTCCTCACTTTCTACTCATCCATGTATTCGGTCACACGTGATCGAATGTTTCCAAATTTAAGTTCTATTAGATCTTTCTCAACTCTATAGAAAGTCAATACTGATTCATATTGCTGATTTTCAATAGATAGGTTTGCCAATAAACCAAGGAAGATGTTTTCCTCACTAAGTATCTTAGAAACTTTTCTAACCTTAAACGTAATTTCGTGGGCATAAGCATTTCCTGACAGTTCGCTTTTTGCCACATTTTCATAAGTTGGTCTATCTTCTTGCTCAGTGTCGTAAATATACACTTTTGTCAAAGTTGGCCTTTCAATATTTTGATGGCTGCTATTTGTTGTTAGTTCATTATTTTTAGTCAAAAAATATGTAGCAAGAACCATAGGATTCTCACTACTTGATGTTTTCTTATTAATTATCAAAAGCTTATTTTCATTTCCTGTATTTGCGTTTCTAACACTAACATCCCAATCTGAGAAATCAGAAATATTGTTTTTAATCTTTACTTTAGTTTCAATCCGAATCAGTTCAGTAATTAGATTCCCATCAGTATCAATCTCAACGAAACGCCATACAATGTTATATTTCTTAAATGCGTTAAAATAGTATTTCATGAGATTTGTTACAGTTGGTGGATCTGAAGGCTGGTAAAGATGCTCTGTATTTGAACTTACTTGAATTACTAAGTGTGGGATACTCTTTGTCGGATCGTTAATCAAATTGCTCATAACCAAATTTCTAAAATGATGCTCAAAGGAATTTCCACTAACCCGTGTAGCAGCGAATTCAAAATCGATTAAGGAGAATATCTGACAAGCACCAAACTCATCTTTCTCAATACTTTGAATTATGCCGAAATATATGAATGATCCTTTGATATAGTCTTTAACTAAAACGAAATCACCAATCAAAGCTGGAATTTTTTGTTCACCAATCTTAAAATTTGATTGGACATTTGATATTGCATCATTTTCTATCTCACAATCAGAACTGTCCAAAAAAAGTGGTACACCGTACTTGCCTTTGCTCCTTTTAAAAAAAGAAAGATGATATATCACTAAACCACCAACCTCTCTTCTCGCCACGAAAGTTTAAAATCTGCAGCCCCAACATGACAGACGATTTCTGATTTACCTACAGGTAGATGGATGAAATTAGACTTATTATGATCTTGGTATTGATAGACACTTTGCTCAAATCCGTCTGTTCCAAACCTAGAGACCCGAATATCATCCTGAAAACTACTAACAACTAGTTTCTCTCCTGCATTAAGTGATAATTTATAACCATCGTCTGCAATTTTTTCCCCGTTATGCCAAAGTTCCCAATAAGGATCAATACAAGCGCCTTCTATCTCGATCTGTGTCGGGCTCACCATCTCGTCGCTATTCATTAAATAGACAGACTCATTATTTATTTTTAGAATATTGTATCTACCAGTTAGGTCAGGACCATAAACGAAGGGATAACCATATGTTGGGACCTTACCACCATACGTGGTAAATGTCTTAGAAACCTTTTGAGCTGTTTTCAAGCAAAACCATGGTGAAGTACAATCGAATGAAACTGGTTCCTTCATTCTCCCTGCAAAGTTTATCTCTGTTTTTCCAATTTCTTTTACCTTTATTTTTCGAATAAAGTGTCCTGCATCCGTTACATAATGGAGTTGTAGCGGCGTGTAATTCAAAAATGAAATGAAGTCGGAAAAAACTTGATAGGTTTTTTGGTCTCGAAAAGTTCCGTACATGATGTTAATCTTAAACTCATTCATATTCACTGAACTGGATTTTATTCGATAATTTCCGTTCAATCCGTCATAATCATTATCAAAAGAAACTCCTAACCCTTCGGGATCTAGGGCTAGAAGTCCAGTTTCATTGTTTAATCCTAATGTTTCGCCATTTCCATTTGTTAAATGAAATTGTCGAAGAAACTTGATCATTAATATTTCCTCCTCACAATTTCTTTTGCTACAGTCTTAGCTACTTTCTTACCTACTTTTTCTTGGTCCAGATATACATCTAATTCTTTATCACGTATTTCCTCCAGCAATTGGTTATTTACAGTTAGCAACTGAATCACTTCCCGAAGATCAACACTTGATGAACTAGCAAAGTTACTTCGAATCGCTTGAGTATCAATACCAATAAAATCTGAGAGATTTAAAGTCATGTTTGAAGCCATGTTGCTTAAACCTGTTGTAGCAGATTGAATGATTCCTGAACCATTTTGAGCCATGTAATTCAGTGCTTGACCGATTAATTCCATTGCTCTGGCTGGTTTAGTGACGGGTATTACAACTTCAGGTTTACCCTTCTCCCCAACTCTGTACATTTCTTCAGTTACCCAGCCGCCGTTTTCGTATCCATGACCATGACCAATAACCCCTAGCATATTTGCACCATACCGACCTTTTGCATAGCGAATGGCTGCGAGAATGTTATCAAAACCGTTCATAATATTTCCGTGTCCTGGGAATGCGTTAGCCGCAAATGTCCCCGGTTTCGTTTGAAGTAATCCTGTTGCATTTCCATCGGCTAATCCATCATTCCCACCAATTGCTGACGGATTCCCGCCTGATTCGGTTTGAATTTGAGACATCCAAGCGTTGACGTAGGCCTGAGAAGTTGAAAGTCCATTCATTTTCAGAGCTTTCTTCACATATGACCGCCAACGTTCAACCGCTGATCCTCCTGGAGTGGGCAACCCGCCCGCAACATCTGTTCCGGCTTTATAGACACTGCCCGCTCCTAGAGCACCATTCAAATGAATGTGATCATAGTGATCACCATCCGGCCACGGTACCCATTGACCAGTAGCAGCTTGCCCTGACATACCAACACGATCTCGAACTCTTCCGTTGGTAATCACATATGCAATTTGTTTAGGGAATTTCTCAAATGCCCAGTTAGCCGCCTCGGTGTAACGCGGGCTTCCGTAAGGGTATCCGGAAATGTCTAAGGCTTGATGTTTACCATGCCAGTATGGATCGCCAGGTCTAAAACCAGATGTAATTGTCAGTCCGCCAAATTTTGACATAACTTTTTGAGCGATATCAACTAAGTATTGGTAAACATTATTGGCGTTCATCGCTCCGTCAAAGCTTCCACCATATGAATCTTCCACTTGTTTTTGAGCAAATGGATAGGCGGCGCTAGTCATCAGTTTAACGCCTGCCTTTGTCATGTTACGCCATGGCTCCATAATACTGTTGTAATCTACACGCTGATCAACGAGTTTTTTGAAAGCTCCTTCATCATCAATTAGGTCGAAAATATCGAACTCTCCAATTCCGTCTTCATATTTTGGAATCATACTTCCAAATTTATTTTGAGCTTTTAGAATCCGCTCGGACACCGTTGCATTGAGTACCTTCGCACCTTTTTTCAGCCAAACAAGAGCATTTCTACCCTTAGCAATAAAAGTAGATCCATCTGGTTCTTGGATGATTTCCTGATATTTTGAACCTTTTTGATCGTTGACAACCGCTGGACCATCGGCGGGATGTCCGTCAGTTCCTCTGGCATACTGCGGAACTGCCCAGTTTCCTAATTTCTTATCAGATTCAACTTCTTTCAAGACAAAGTTAACGCCGCCGATAACTCCGTTGACACCTTTTCCGATACCGCCAACCATCTTATTCGCTACGCTATTCATTGTTGCTGAAAGCGTGCCACCCATTGAATTAATTCCGTCAATCAGTGACTGCATCAAGAAACGCCCAGCGCTATTAAAGCCGCCCGACTTCGATCGAAGATTATTAATCGCATCATTTCCCAGCTGATTCACCCGATTGATGAATGTTTGGTAAAGTGTGTTCCAACCGTTCAACAGATTTTGAAGCCAAGTGCGGCCAGTTTGGTACATCGCATTGTAAAAGCTCCGTAAAAGATTCAAGACTTGATTGCAGAAGTTTCTCACAGTCGTAATGAATGTAGAAACAAGACTATTCCAGCCGTTTAACTTATTCTGCATCCAAGTTCGTCCCATTTGATAATTCGGGCTATTCTGACTAGTAATCAGTGTTGTGTATTGAACAATAAAACTATTTGTCGTTGCAAGCATAGTCGGAGCAACTGAATTCCAACCATTCATGAAGTTTGTTAACCAGTCAGCCCCTTGAGTTACCATCGAAGGGCTGATTGAACTAAACTGACCCAAAATACCATTAGCAGCTGATAAAGCTGTTTGTAGCAACTGAGGAGTTGAATCAGACATTCCTTGATTACCTGCCTGTGAAGCTTGTTGAGCTGAGGCCTGCATCTGACTCGCATCAGGCATCCCGTAGCTCTCAGTTACAATCATGTCATTTGAGAGTCCGACAGGTTCTGCATCTTGTACAGCCTTGGTCATCATGTCTGTCATTGTAGAAACAACGCCCTCAATAACTGGTAATCCTTTTTCTATTCCGACAGCAACACCTTCAGGGACCCATTTAGCGATCCCAATCATCACTCGTGACGGTGACTTGATTTTTAGTTTATCTTTGAACCATTTACTAACATTTCCAGCAACATCAGTTACAGCTTTCTTGATCGAACCAGCTGCATCAGTAATCCCTTTACCAATACCACCAATAATATCTTTACCAATCTTGCCCCACTTTACATCTCCAAATGCTTTGAAGATAGCAGCGACAACTTGCGGCAACATCTTAATCAAGACACCAATAGTATTCAAAATACCTTTACCAAGAGCGATCAAGATTTGAACGCCGGCAGCAATGATTTTCGGTAAATTCTGAATAAGAATAGCTACAATCGTAATGATTAGTTTGATCGCCAATTCAATTAATTTAGGCAAGACATTTAGAATTCCTTGAATTAATGAACCAAGAATTTTGACACCTGCTTCGATAATCTTCGGCAAACTCTGAATCAACGTCGTGACTAGAGAAATAATCAGATTGAAGGCCAACTCAATCAATTTCGGCAGCATCATCATAATCCCATTGATCAAAGCAACTAGAATTGTCATACCAGCTTCAATAATCTTCGGTAGATAGGTAATAATCAGTGAAAGAATCATCTCAACAAGTGAAATAACCGCACTGATTAGATTTGGTAGCATCTGAATGATTCCGGTAATAATCGCAGTCAGGATTGTAACTCCGGATTCAATCAACTGAGGCAAAACAGAGAGTAATGTCTCAATGATTGTCTTAGAAATGGTGAATGCGACTGTTACAGCAGCTTGTGCTAAAGGAATAAGTGTTTGTAGTATTCCTTGTATGATATTCGTTAGTAGATTGACCCCAACTTCTATCATTTTAGGTAATATTTCAGTGAACGAAGTCACCAATCCTAGAACGATTTCTGAAATTTTTTCCAATAAGTCTGGTACCGTAGTGCCCATACCTTCAGCAAGTTTTGAAATCAGATTGCTTCCAGTAATAATCAGACCAGGTATCCCACCAACCAAGATTGCAATGATTTTAGGTAGTAGCGATTTGAAAATGTTGATTAATGGTTCGAATTTTCCTTCGAATGCTTTGTCTATTGCTATTTCGAACTCTGCAAACTGTTGTTTTACACCTTGAACGAAATTTCGAATGCCTTGACCTAATCGATAGATAATATTTAGTTGATTTTCGCTAAATGAATCACCAAAAAGATTCGTCAGGCCTTCAAGACTAGTAATGTTTCCTGCAATAATGAACTTCAACCCTAAGAATGCCCGTCGGATTTGCTGAACAATCTCATAGAATTTCTCGAATCGCTGCATCGTTACATCGCTGAACATACTTGTATTGATAGATTCGGAAAACGAATGAAAGTCCATATCGCCAGTTAGAACATCTTTGACGATTTGAATTCCATTTTTCAGTCTGTTAAAACTTTCATGAAGTATAGTTATTCGATTCATGATCGCATTAACAGTGTCTTGCGGTAAAAAGTCAGCTAAAGCCAACTTCAAATCTTCATACTGCTTGCGATCACCGCCATGAAGAATCTGATCTAGACTTGACCTGATGATATTTGACGCTACTTGTACTCTTTCGTTAGCGTCTTTTTTGAATTGATCAAAGGCTTTGTGAAGAATCGTTAAACGATCAAGAATTTTATTGGCGGTTTCTTGAGGAAACAGATTATTGAGTGTTTGTTTCAGTTCCTCAGTCTTACCTCTATCTCCGCCAACGAAGATTAAGTCAAAACTTCCTTTAATTGCTTGAGCTGCAAGCCCAAACTTCTCACTAGCCTTTTCCCTGAACTCTCCAAATGCTTTGTGCAACGCTGTTAATCGATCGATAATGACGTTAACAGTTTGTTGCGGTAAAAGCTGATTGAGATTTTCTCGAAGCGCTTCGGTCTTCTTGCGATCCCCACCAACAAATATTAACTGCAATGCTCCATGAATCGCATTTCCTGCAATGACAAACGTTTCTCCAAGTTTCTTAACCAAGTTAATCAATGGTGCGACTAATTGTCTGAATTTCTCTGAGCGTTTGTAGAGATCTGTTATTGCGACTCCTAAACCAATCACTGCTGCAATAACTAGCACAAACGGATTAGCAGCAGCCAATTTGATAAATGGACCAATCCATTGAACGAATTTTATTAGAGCTGCGAGTAAAAGAACCAATGCTCCATACGAACTCAAAGCTGCAAATAATCCTTTTACAATAGAAATTAATGGATTTGCTGATTTGCCAATATTTTCTAATGCTTTAGCAATTGAAGCTAATACCTCTTGAACTTTTTCAGATCCAATCGTATTATCTCTGAATGATTTCATTGAAGCAGTCGCAGAACCTAATGCATCAACCGCAACTTTTTTGAAAGGTTCTAATCCTTTGACGATAGTTGTAGTAATAGCCGTTCTGAAATTGGCCATTGAACCAGATAGAGTATCACCAGCTGTTTTAGCCAAACCTGCCATCCTAGCTGTTGAACCTGCAACTCCGTCGGTACCTTCTTCGATTCCTTTACGAAGTGTCTCGATTGCTTTACCAGCTTCTAACGTTCCATCAGAAACTGCTTCTTTCATATCTGTTACAGATTTCTGACTCGCATTAGCTAGAATTTGCCAAGCAGGTATCCCAGCATCAACCAAGCGATTAATATCATCCGCATAAACTACACCAGCAGATTGCATTCCTGCAATTGCGCTAGTAATCTGATCAATAGATTCTGCACCGTCGCCCACACCATATGCGGCATCAGCAATTGCTTGGAACACACCTTTTACTTTCGTGCCTTCCATACCAGCGGCAACCATTTTTTTAGCGCCCATTGCTACATCATTCAAAGCAATAGGTGTACCCTCAATAGCAGCTGCGAGATCATCCATGACTGTTTTCGCCATTTGTGCGCTGCCTGTTAAGACAGTTAGTGATTTAGTTGCCGTATCAATCGTGTCAATACGGTCAATGGCTCTGCCGATAGAATCTCTCAAAATATCAAATGCTTTCGCTACAATTGCAATGGAAGCAATAGAGCTCGCAACGTCTTCTACTGATTGCCTAGCAGATTTAGAAGGATCATCAACACCCGATTTAATTTGATTCCTGATATTAGGAAATATTGATTTTGCTTTATCAAAAACAGATTTAAATCCACTAGTAAGATTATTCTTTACTGATCTTGATGCATCTGACGCACTCGTTGATATTGACTTGATACCACTTTTTACTGATTGCCAAATGTTAGAAGCGACACTCGGAATGCTCTTTATTCCATTCACAAACCCTGTTCTTATGTTTGAGGCTACCTGTGACGCTTTTGAAGGAAGCTGAGACAATCCGTTGCCGATTTTAGATACAGCACTTGCAGTCGTATTAACTATTGAGTTAAAACCAGTAACAAAGACATCCTTAGTTCGATTTAAGACTTGAGTTGCCTTTGTTGGAATTGACTGTATCTGAGAAATTGCTTGATTTTTTGCTTGAGCGAAACCTGAACTAACAAAACCAGTTACGGATTTCATGGCACGTTGAATGGTTCCTGGTAATTCTATGACTTTATCGACAGGCTTTTTAATCAAATCCAGCAATGAATTTCCAATTGTCTTAAAGCCATTCTTCAGATCGGTAAAACTTGACTTCAAATTGGATACGCTGCTTTTCATTGAAATAACTAATGCTTTATTCATCGCTTTGCTATCTTTAGTCATTTCTGAATAGGATAATTTTGCATCGCTTTTCATCTGATCGAAATTCTTTTTC